CACTGTGGCATTACCCCATGCTTCTACTGTGGCATTACCCCATGCTTCTACTGTGGCATTGTCGCACAAAAGAAACCCAGACCGAACCGAAATGTTGATAAATATATCATTTTGAGCAAAATCCTCACGATATTGCATTAGCAAGTTAGAAGTAATAACTTTGTTGTTAAAGCACCAATTAAAATTGTCTTTAATAACGCTGCATAATTCTTGAAGTGTTTCAGATTTATACGCTCGGCTGTATTGCTCAGTACATGCTTTAGCTGCTTTAGCGCGATTAAGAATTTCAGCTTTTATATCTTCAAAATCTGTTTTCTGTGTCATATCATTTTGAGTTATTAAGTTCAAGGTAATTATTTAATGCGCCCATATAAGCAACTGCATCAAGCAAGTTATCTTCTTTGTGGCTATATGCCTCACGTGATAGCTTAAGAGCAATCATTGCTCTATACATTCCAGCTGTTGTAATTTGCTGGTCTTTTGGCGACATCAAATTATAAATAGCTGCTGCTTTTTCCATTGATGCCTGAAATGGTCCGTATTGACGCTCTTTTTCCTCTGAGCGTTCATTTACAATCTTGTTTGCTTGTTCTAAGATGTTCATAAGTTAAAACTGCTTTTAATTTTATCTCTAAGTTCTTTGTTATTTTTCAGTAGCTCGTATATTGTATTGGCAGATACGTTTATTGTAAACTGCCTTACATCTTGTTCGGATTGATATTCTTCGCTATCAAATTTCTTCAACATAGCTAAAATCTCTTTCAGTAAGCTGTTGTTTTCTTCAAGCAAAGATATTATCTTCTCATGCATTATAACATAGATTTTAATTCTGCTTTTAGTCTTTTTGCGTCAGCACCTCTAAATGTTTGAGCATTTGCTAAGAAGTATCTGACAATATCTCCTGCTTTATTATAATAATATGAAGCATTTGGGTCTGTAGTATCAAGTGTTAGCATAGCCTCTAAATAAGGCACTGCGCCAAAATATACATTAAGCCATGTTGACTTTATATCTTTGGCTATTTGCTGAAAGGTTCTTTTCTTGTCCATTTTATTATCTTTATTTAGATATGCGAATATACTAATTTTCTCCGAGAATAGAAAATTTTTTTATTATAAAATGCACTCACTTAACACTTCTTAACTTGGCCAGATTTTATTGCTCTTCTGGATATTCTATTTGCAGTAATTCTTTGCAAAATTGAATAACTTGCTCATAATTATTATATGCAGTTTGAGTAATAATTCTCCGCTGAAGTATCGTTAGCTTATTTTTAATAATAAACTTATTTATATTAAGAGAGAGAGCTTTATCATTGCATCTTCTTTTATCTCCTAACTGAATAGCTAACTGAGCATAATGAATACATTTCTTTATATCCTGCGCTCCATTTTTAGCTCTATACCTGCTAATATATTTTATAATGCATCCTTGTATAAAAGAGCATCTTAAAGCAGTTATAAGCTCTATTGGTTGCATAGCCATATCTTTATAATGGTTACCACCTATTTGTACATCTGTTGCTTTCATATTTCTACTTTTGTATAATTACTAAAATCACAATAAAGATATTTAGGAATAGGAGTTATATCATCATTTATATATTTACATGTAGTTGACCACGTATTTTTCATAACTACCTCATATATTACATTGCGATAACAGAATATATCTCCAACCTTTAACCTTGATATTTTAATATACTTTTCGCGCATGACTATTAGCTATAAATCCGTTTGCTACTCTCAGTTCATCCATAAACATAACAGAATTGTAATGCTTAGGAAATTCTTTTATCACCTTAAAACTTGCTGTTTTGTCTTTCACAAAGCTATTATCGCCTACAGGCTCTACATACCCAAGTTTTACAAACTTATAAAGATATGCAGTTTCTGAGTTTCTACCTGGTTCTTTACCAAGCAGAATTTCTTTTGAACTTACTACTTTGCCAACATTATCGTTAACAAATTTTACCATTTCCGGAAATACCGGAGCTTGTTTTCCATTACGTCCCATATTACATAAATTTTTTATATTTGTCAATTTTTGCTTTTATGCTATCCATTAAGGCATTTTGCTTTTTATCTTTGCTTTTTAATGCTCTAATAACATCTTCATCATGAGTACCTTGCAGAATTAAGTGGTTTATTATCACGTGATTTTTCTGACCTTGGCGATACAATCTAGCATTAAACTGCTGATATAATTCCAAACTCCAAGTTTGTCCAAACCAAACTATTAAGTTTCCGCCTGCTTGAAGATTAAGTCCATGTCCTGCTGATGCTGGGTGAGCTAACATGACTTGTATTTTGCCGGCATTCCAATCTTCTATGTCTTTATTTGTCTTGAGCTCTCTTGGCTTATACTTCTTAAGATAGTCCATAATTCTATCTCTGTCAAATTGGAATGTCCATGCGACAAACACTGATTGGCCATTTGCATCTTCTATTATTTCTTTAAGTGCTTCAAGCTTAATGTCATGGATTGGAAACACTTTACGGTTTTCGTCATACACAGCACCATTAGCAAACTGCAATAATTTATTCGATAGCGCCGCTGCATTAACAGCATTTATTTCCACAGGTTTATCTACCCACTTATCTGCATTATCCAAATATTCCTGCTCTGATTTGAATAAGTCTAAAACTTTATTCTTTTCAAAGTCATCATATTGCTTTTTGATTTGCTCTGGCATTTTAAGCTTTATATAGTTATCTGTCCTTTCCGGCATTTCAAGATAATCGTCGGCTTTCATGCTTATACAAATGTCCTCTATTTTCTTGTGAATGAGATATTCTGAGTCACTCATCAAATCATAAGAATATACGACATGACCATTCGTTTGACCTGGGCGGAAATATTTTTCTCTATATCTGGATATTGTCTTTTCAAGACGTTCGCCTCTGTCCATAAGATATATCTGTGGCCACAAATCTATAAGCCCATTAGGAGCCGGAGTTCCTGTCAGTCCTACTAAGCGTTTAAGATAAGGTCTAGCTCCACGTAATGCCTTAAAACGCTCTGACTTATAAGACTTAAAACTGCTAAGCTCATCGACTACTACCATATCAAAAGGTAATTTGCCTCCGCCATATAAAGCACAAAGCCATGCAACATTATCTCTTGATATGATATAAATATCAGCTTTTGTTTCCATAACAGCTGCTATTCGCTGTTTAGCAGTACCTATAATCTTAGAAAAGCGCAAATGCTTTGTATGTTCCCATTTCTCTGCTTCTTCTTGCCAAACTGACTCAGCCACTCGTTTTGGAGCTATAACTAATACAGAATTAACTTCACAATAATCAAACATCAAATAATTTATAGCAGTAAGAGTTGATATGGTTTTGCCAAGGCCCATATCTACAAATACACCACAAAATGGATGCTCGATTATATGCTGCACGCAAGCTAATTGGTATTTATGTAAATCTGTTTCTTTCATCTTTTGTTACTGTTAAATATAGCTAAACAAGCTAAACCAAACAAAGCACCTATTATAAATGCAACTATGTTACTTATCATAAATTATACTATCTATAAATTGTTCAACACCTTTTATCGTATCTATTACTTCAACTCTAAAACCCAAAGCTCTAAGCTTTTTATGCATATAAGCTTGTATGCGTTTAGGCTTTTGTCCAGTTGTTTTTAATTCCACGAAAACTATTTTATGGCCTGGAAATAAGCATAATCTATCTGGTAAACCTATAAGTTGGTCACATAATAGCTTTATGCACATGCCACCATTTATTTTTACAAGTTCAACTAGTCTTCGTTCTACAACTTTTTCACTGTCTACCATCTCTTTCGGCATAAGTTAAATGTATTTGAGTTACATATACTCCTATTATATCCATGTTACTATTTAACTTATCTCTAAGCATACTTCTGAAAACTTCTATATCATTACAGCTATTCTCTTCTGTAACATTGTCTTCATCATACACTATATTAGCTCTTGAGCCATTAGAAAACATACGCGATGCTCTTAATATTATATATTTCATACTCTGGCCATATAAATATCGTATTCACATTTATCTATGTTGAAAAAAACTCTACTAATTTGAAAATGTTGACCGTTATATTCTACAAACATAGAATCATTAGGCACATATTCTATATTTCTAGTTGCAAGCAATTCACAGTTACGATAATTGCCATACTTCATTTTATAAAAATTTACTATCATAACAAACTATCTTTACGTTTATAATATTTTTGTTTACCATATAATGAAAAATTCTTAGTAGATGTTATTGCCTCCCATTCAGACAAAGACCTAAGAATTTCATTAATATCTCTTGTATTATACCTTGACATATCATTCTTTTCTTTACCAAGACATTCACACCATACTTCTGCCACACAGACAAAATCTTTTTGAATCGTACCATTCTTAGATAACGGGTCTTCAAGCCAACGTCTTCTATCATACAAATCCATTTTGTCCCAGTCTTCAGGAAATTTAGTATTGAGGTATTCTTCAATAATACCTTTGCGTTCATCCATTTCTGAGTGTTTATGCTGTTCAATCTTAGCAATTATATCTTCATCACCAACAAGGTATAAAGGCTCTTTCGATAAATATAATTGATATGCCTCAGCCCATATTTGGTCTACTTCATCCTGTGTAAGGTCATCTACAACCGATTTAGTGGCATACTCTGGTCTTACGTCTATAGGCATAAAGCGACGATTTCCTGTAGGGTCTCGTAAAAAATCTTTATTATTAGTAGTACCAAAAAACACGCATTGGCGTTTATATGTTTCTACTGTTCTTCCGTAAGCTGGACGAAACATATCTTCTCTTTTTGATATGTAATGTTTTATTGACTCTACTTCTGCTTTCTTAAGGCCTGAAAGCTCTGCCATTTCAATCAGCCACGCCCCTTGTATCTGTTCAAATGACTCCTTGCCTTGCACAGTCGTGAATGTATCTGAGAACCATTCCATGCCGAGCTTTTTAACGAAAGTACTTTTATATGTTCCTTGTTCTCCGACAAGTATAAGCGCTGTGTCGAACTTAATACCTGGCTCGAATACCCTCGCAACAGCCGCCACCAACGTCTTCCTAATGGCGGCTCTAGTATAAGCGTTATCTTCTGCTCCAAAATAATCAATCAATAATGTATTAACTCTCGGTATGCCATCCCACTTTTGAGCACATATATACTCTCTTATCGGATGGAACTTTTTCTTTTCAAATTCAAGCGCAAGCGCGTCGTCCACTTTTTGACTTGACACAATGCCGTAAACACACTCAATGTAATTACGAACACCAGAATAGTCAACATCACGAAGAGGCTCCACAGTATCGACTTTACGCCATGGTAACGAACGTGTAACATATCTTTTATTATCAAAAATGTTTAGCTTAAATACATCTTTTAAGAATTGGTCATGCTGAATTATTATATTCAAGTTATTGGCAGAATTATCATATTCGCCTTTTGTATTAGCGTCAAGCTCTTCTGTCCATGAAGTATCATATTCTTCAGGAACTTCTGCTTTTGCTTCTTCTGCAAACTCGAATTTAGCTTCAGCAAACTTTTCTTCAGCAATATGCTTTTTTGTTGTAGAGTCCTTAGAGGCAAATTCTTCCATTGCCTTAAAGCTCTTTTTATCTTTGTCTTCTTTTTCTTTGCCTGTATCTAAATGGCCAAATTTATGTATGCGAACTAAGTCAAATGCATTACATAGTCTACCTCCAGCAGGGTCTGTTCCATGATGAGAATATGCAAATTTATCATCATAGACTATTAAGCCCGCAGCTGTAGAGCCATTTATATACGTATATCGCCCTTCTCCAGCTGGTGTATATACATCTGAAAGAAAAGTCTCAATAGCTTCTTGTATAGTATAAGTACGACAGAAAACACCAATTATGCCTTTTTTATCTTCTGGGTCTTCTTGCTTTTTGATAGCTTGCACTATTACATCTGTGCTATCTGTAGCAGTTGGCCATTCGCTCGTATCATGCCAATCATCATATAGCCCAAGGATATAATCAGCTTCAAGGAAAGGTCCGTCTTGAAATTCAAAGTAGTACTCAATATCTGATGATACAGACGGCCAGAACATAAGTCTATTTACATCAAAAGTTGACTGGTCAAACAAATCAATGTTTAGGTCTCCAGCGACTTTTCGAGCAATAGCTTGATATTCTTCTTGCGATACTTCTCTATCAAGTGGAATTATCAATCTGTGTCGTGGCTTTTCAGGGCATGACTTATGAGTTGAATGAATAACCGCAGCACAATCAAATAGCATCGTAAAGTCCCACCAAAAGTTCTCATGAGAAAAGTCAATGTCTAAGGTTATAAGCTGCCTGTATAAGACATTTGTTTTTTCACGCTTACCGTTAGTAAGAAATCCGCCTACAAATCCGCCTACATCTTTTATCTTACTTTGCTCTTCTTTTGTAGCACTCATAAACCGCTTATATGTTTCAGCGGTTACTACAGGAGTAGCTAGCTTTTGAACTAAATTGCTCCAAGTAGTTTTGGTATTTTTCCATACTTTACTTGAAACATTTAGTCCAACTGCTATGCTCAAATTTTCATCATATTTCAATTTATCTACTTGCATAAATACTAATCATTTTTGGTAAAAATCCATAACTCCCCCATCTGCATTAAGTGGAAGGTCTTGTGCCCACAAAGGTGGAGTTGACATGATTTTTACCAAATTATCATACCATAGCTGAGCATTCTCTTCTGGAACCTCTGTTATAACTTCATCGTGTATTGAACCCACAATTCCATATCCAGCTTTTTCCATTCTAAGCATAGCATCACCTAACAAATCTCTTGATACAGCTTGAACTATATTTTCTGTTAGTTTGCCACCATAGGTGTCTATGCTTATCCATTGTTTTGTTGTCTGGTCGATGCCTCTATAGCACAAACTTCGAATTGGAACTGTAGAACGGCCTATTTTCTTATCTTTGAATTCAGGCTTATAATAAAATAGTTTTCTGCCTACAGGCAATTCTATTGTCATAAATTCACCGTCACAATCAAATATAACATTTTTACTAGTGCACTTAATGGCTCTGTGATATCTTACCGCTTCTTTAGAAGCCTCATCAATCTCTTTCCACATATCAACTATATTAGGATTAGCCATGCGCCATTTTCGTACGAGTGACATCATTTCTGTGTCTGAAAGACCCATTTTATCACCACCCATGCGCTTTAATGCGCCAAGACCTCCTTCATAGCCTAATGCTAATTCGGATATTTTTGACTTGTCGCGAAGCACTGAGCCTTTTTTAATTTCAGACTTTGGTACTCCAAACATCTTTTCTCCAGTTGCTTCATAAATCTTACCGTCGCCGTGAAATACATCTAATCGCCACTTTTCATCAGCGAGCCAAGATATAACTCTTGCTTCGATAGCTGAAAAGTCAGCAACTGCATATTTCATACCTTGTGGTGGTATAAGTGCTGTTCTTACAAGCTGTGAAAGAATATCCGCAACATCATCATACATCATTTCAACTGTTTCCCAGTCACGGACTCTAATTAACTCGCGTGGCACTTCAATATGTGATATATGATTTTTTGATAAGTTCTGCAATTGCAATAATCTACCTGCCCATCTACCAGTTCTATTTGCGCCATAGAATTGAAATGTACCTCTAACTCTATGGTCTTTCATAGCGCAGTTGAGCATAGCATAATACTTCTTAATTGAAGTTTTTGATAGCTTTTTGTGTATATTAAGCAACTCAATTACATCTGGATAGTCTACAAACTCTTTAAGTAAGTCAGGCATTGTTTCCTTTGAAAGTGACATAACAACACATCCTGTTGTCTTTTCAATCCATTGCCTAATTTGAACAGGCGAGTTTGGATTTTCAAGCCCTGTTAGCTGTTGAGCATGTTGCGTTAAGATAGAAGTATATGTGTTATCTACTGCGATAGCAGACTCTGCTAATTCCATATCAACCAAAATGCCTCTATCATTGATATTCTGGTCAAGCACATACATTTCTCGCTCAATCTTTGGAATGATGTAAGACTCTAATCTATGAAATATCTCACGCTCAGCTAATACATCATATTTATTATATTCCTTATACATTTCCCATTTTTCAGGAGCATGTTCTGGATAATTGCGTGTACGCATTCCATTAACTCGAGTTGCTTTACATGGGCATGAAAAGTACTTAATAAGTGCTTTACCTGTATCAAGCTTCTTATCTGTAAGATTAAGAGCCTTTGATACTCCATCCAATGAAAGTGGTAAGCCACAATATGCAGCTTTTACAGAAGTACAATACCACTGTTCTGCTGGGATATTATATCCTATTCGCTTAAAGCTAAGCCGCTCAAATACTGCATTGTGAGCGACTTTCATACACTCTGGGTCAAGTAATGCTTCTTCAAACTCTTCAGGCATTTCCTCGCCTTGAGCTAAATCAACAATGTTAACTGGCCCGTCGTCTAACGCATATCCTATAATTAATATCTCAAAGTCTGGTGATTCTATATATTTATAGGCACCAGAGTCTTTAATATCTACTGAGGAAAATGTTTCGACGTCTATAAAAAGATTTTTTGCCATTATTTCTTTATTTGATATTATAGAATTGTGGAATAGGCAGGACTCGAACCTGCATCTTGCTCTCGTTGTTTTTAAGTGGTACCACGTTGCTCTTCCATTAAGCTACTATCCCAATAGGAGTATAGGCGGGACTCGAACCCACATTTACTTGGTTTCCACAGACGGTTTCCGAAGTAAGTTTTACCATTAAACTACTATACTCATTGATGCAGAAAGGAAATTACATCATATCGTCATCCTGAACAGCATTATCTCCGCCGAAATCTTCTTCAGCTGTTGAGCCACCGGCCAACATCTCTCCATCTTCGAGCTTCTGGAGATTGTTCAATCCAGCAGCAATACCTTTGGATGAAACATTGAAAGCATAGAAGTTGATTGAAGCGCGACCATAACAACCTGAATAGAACTCGTCTCTGCTCATGATTGGATTGAGTGAGCGGTCCACAATGCTCGGCTGACGCATCGAGTTTGCATTGATGAAATAGTGGTCCTCAAATGCTGGGTCATCCGGACGTTCTTCATCGCCATCGCGTAAAGGCAATTTGAGGTTTGCTGGGATACGGCCATTCTTATCTGCGAGTTTTGCCTTACCTGCTTCCTTTGCAGCTTCTATGGCTTTCTTGATTTTGTCAATAGTAGCCGTATCGCTCTTAGGAATAAGAACGCAGATATTATACTTAGGAGTATCGCCCTCATTCATAGCTGTGGGCTCGAACACGTTTACATAGCAAAATCTTACTTTGCCAGTTACAACCTTGGTTGAATTTACTTGATTACTCATTGTCTTTTAATTTAAGTTGTTATTATTCTTTGAAATCTAGTTGTGCTTGAGCATATCCCATTGCTGGTCTCTTGTCTTCAAGCGGTACAAGAGTAGGTTTGCCTTGTGGCTTGATAACCACATCTGAGAGTATTTCCTCAAAACGCTTTTTGCCTACTAGCTTCTCAATAGAAGTAATTGGTTTAAGCTTCATATTGAAAATCTCATCTTCTGAAAGTTCAGGGCAACGTGCAAAAATTGCATTAGAAGCTTGGTCTTCGTCAACCCATTTGCGTCGACTAATTCCTTCAACTAATTTAAGCCCCGGCCATTGCTTATTCTCGTTAATCGCTTTAGTTTGTGCATATTCTGTTATTGAATTAGCCCATTCTATAAGCTTAGGCACGCGCTTAACTATATCAGCAATCTCATCATCGGTTAACAACTCTGGGTCTGCGAATTCGTGTTGTGCAATTTCGAGTTGTTGCTCATAAAGCTTACGACACTGATTACGCACAGCACAAAATCTACACCAATCTCCAGCATTGAGTTCTCCTTTACCTTCAAAAGCAAGTTCAGCTCTTGGTCTAAGCTCCTCTTCTGCCCATCTGCGGAGTTCTTCAACAGATATTTGCCAACTTGATATGTTGTTAATGCGAGGCTGTATAATGGTCAATCGCACTTCCGTTATATCGTACATTGTATCATATTTCTGCAAAGCTCCAAGCCCATAAAGCATAAGTTGCTTATTCCATTCAGCATATACTGGAACACCTTTTCCATATTTTAAGTCAATAACTTCCATAAGATTGTCATTGATAACAACACAGTCAGCTGTTCCAAAGCTTTCAGGCACATATTCTGTCAAATCGAGTTTCTGCTCAATTTCCATGACGGCTAACGAATTTTCAGTTTTTGCTTCAGCTAATTGTTCTGAGCAATAATCCGTATAGATAGGTACAACTTCAAGCATTTCCTCGCTGAACAGGTCATTTGCCATTATCTCTTCGAGCCTTTGGTCAAAGTCTTGCTCACTAATGCTGTTAAGTGTATCTTTTCTCAGGTAAAGCTCTGAGAGCTCATGAGCTAATGTACCTTCTTCTGCATATACCGAAGACTTCTTTTCTCCGTATTCATCTTCAAGCTTGGCAGACGGAGTACAATTCAGCCATCTTCCTGCTCCAGAAGCCGAGAGGAGTGCATGACTCCTCTGACTATGTTTCTGTGGTTTAGTACTACTTGTCGCTTGAGCCATATCCTTTTATCAATTTTGCCAAATAACGGCATTTAATAGCACACTGAGCATAAAGCTCTGGATTTTCTCTGCGAAACTTCTGAGCTGCTTTTTGCAATTTCTTTGTACTCGACATAATTACAGTGACTCTAAGAAGTTATACATTTCATCATACTTAGCCGGGTCAAGCTTTGTTACACTCGGGGCTCCAAGCTCATTGAGTTTCTGCTTGATTACGTCGCGATGCTCATTGACCTTCTTTGCAAGCATTCCGCGAACATCCTCAATGCTCTTAGAGGCAGAAGAAGCAGCCGGAGCAGCAGGTGCTGAAGGAGCAGGCTCGGCAGCGCTCTGAGTCTGGGCAGGTGCCGCAGGCTGAGGAGTAGGTTTTGTGGGAGCTGGCTTTGCTAGCGCAGCAGGTTTAGAAGCCGGAGCAGCAGGTGCTGAAGGAGCAATAGCATTACCAAACAATGAAGTTAAAAACTTCTGCGTATTTTCAGACAGGTTTACGCTAACCTCAACAGAAATTTTAATGGTTTCCATTTTCGTGATTTTTAATGAAGTTATCTAAATAGTTAATAAACTCATTTACTGTCATATCTGGTACGTTTGAGAGCTTTTGGTGGATAAGCTCATTATTCTTATATATAGATACGTACACGCCTTTATAATTCAGCTTTACTTTATACTCACCTTTCAGCATTGTTAGGCATCCATCTTCAGATGAACCTTTCCAAGTATTTGCTGAAAACAAATCAGTTACTAACACGCCAATATGATTGGCCAATCGCTCTAACTGTATAACATCCAAATTGGCTTCACCCTTTAACACACGGTCAAATGCCTGTTTCGGATATTTAACAGTAGGAAATAACACCTTCGCTAAATCTTCCGTATTTAGCTTGTAGTGCTCAATTACATTACCTATATTAAACTGTTCCATATTTTGGTGAATTTTATTATCTTATTTTCGATATGCAAATATACAAACTATTCTCGAAAGAAAAAAATTTTTCCATTATTTTTTGAGAATTTATTTGTTAAAAATAATTAAACAGCAATTTTAGTGCGGCTTTGAAATTGCTGTAAACAAAGAAACAATAAAAACAATGCCTCTATATATTTCAAACTTAATTTCTTAATTTCCGATTAACATTAAGGTTAATAAGAAATATCGGCTTTTAATACGAAAAGATTTAATGAAATTATTGTTTCTTTGTTTACAGTATATATAAGTAATTAATTTTGAGCACTTTAGGCGTAAACAATGACTTGTTTATATTGTTTCTGTTGTTTACCGCTTTATGAAGTATTTTGCACACAGCCATATAATTACTAAGGCTATGGCGGTTATCAGGTATTCACCAATATTAATTTTTATCTTTTGCCATTTAGTAAGCCGAGCTTCTACAGGGTATGCAACTTGAATTGTATCAACTTTTTCTCGCCAGAGAGTATCATGCTTTTCTATGTATTTATACAAGTATTTATATTTACTGAGATACACGGTATCGCCTTTGCACTCTACATAGATTGAATCTCTATGATATATGCTATCAATTTTGGTCTGAGATAAGTAAGTAGTATCTCTTTTCGTTGTTTCCACGGGCACATATTGAATTGACTTACAGCCATATAATATAGTGGCTAAAAATATAAGTGTAATTATTCTCGCTAATTCTCGCATAATCTTTGAGTTTTATTTGTTATTATTCATATTTAATATAAAAACCATTCTCGTAATAATTTCTTATACACGAGAATGGTTTTTATGTGCTTCAGAGGTCTTTATACTCGTACTTAGCATCAAAGCTGGGGCATGCCTTAGCTGCAAATTCTCTGTGTCCATGAATAGTAGCATTTGGGTATTTTACCTTTAAGCTTTTCAGCAATTCGAGTAAAGATTGCTTTTGAGCCTCAGTGCGTGTATCTTTAGGAGTTTTACCGTCTTTAGCAACGCCTCCTACATAGCATATTCCTATAGAATTTGCATTTTGACCTGAGCAGTGGGCTCCAACTACACTTTCATCTCTGCCTTTATGAACAGAGCCATCGAGCTCAATTACATAATGGTAACCAATATCTTTCCAATGATTGCCATTAACATGCCAATCTCGAATAGTTTCGGTTTTGACGTCTTTTCCTTCAGGCGTTGCAGAGCAATGCACTATAAGCTTATTAACTTTTCTCATTTTTCTTTATTGTTAAGAGATACTTGTTTTACTATTTTATTAAAGACTTCGTTGCCTTGTTCAGTAGTAGCTGCTTGAATAATCTGCTTAATCATATCTGGAACATCTCCGGCATGCGCTTTTCTTCTTTTGCTATTTTCTAATACAGATTTGCCTTCTATACAAAGTATTGCTAAAGCACAAAGCATAGTTGCAAATGGCAGTATATAAAACGATAGCAAGCTTCCTAAAACATCTACCATAAATGCAAACATGAGAACTCTAGCATAATCGCCTATTTTTACAACAGTACGCCTAAAGCCATGAGACATAAGCTTTTCGCCTAAAATCTTTGCTGTTAACGTACCACTCCAAAAATCAACGATACACGCTATAGTAGAGAAAATCCAGCATATAACTATTATTACTACTCTAACAGTTATAAAAAACATAAGAGCTTCTAGGTCTTTTGCTTCAATGAGTTCTAGCATAGCATTTTCTTTGTTATGTTATAAAACATGTTTCTTATAATTTCACCAACTAGATAACTAGCATTTTCGCTATAAGGACTGAAATTCAACGTTTTAGCAATATGCTTTTCAATGTGGTCTACTTCATGAGCAAAGCTATTGAAAAATTCCCAAATGTTAGTAGTTTTTGATACTACTATTGCGCTACGTTTATATTTAGGATTGCTATAAGCTATTCCTATATTACGCCTATTTGAGTATAAAATTTCTTTAGCTCTATTCAAAAACCGTTTACTACATTTTAAGCTATACAACTCATCTATTATTTCTTCTGCGTCATTGGCATCTGTCATTATAAAGTATGATATGTGCCAATTAGCATAGTTTTCAAGATAGAATTTTCCTGCTATCATAGAATTTCTTCCCAATCTACGGCTATACCTCTGGATGTCATTTTAGCATCCCATTCGCGCATTATTTCTCCATCGCCTGCATCTACGTCGTCGACTACATCTTTTACGTACAAAGCTAAATGTTGCTCATCAGTAATACTACTTTTAAGCAAATCAGCTTTTCCCATGTTAGCAACATACACATAGTCATAGTCTACGTTATTTTCTAGAGTCACGCCATATTTTGCAAGCATAGAGTCAACTTGGTCTTTTGTAAGAGGCTCTATTTTCTCTGTCTTACCAGTAGAAGCATTCTTTTTGCGCATTAAACTTACTGCAAAATCACACGCCTTTTTGTTAAAATGCCATCCATGAAATCGAAGGTATTTTCTCATTTCCGTTGGTATGTCATCATACATATCAAGCGGTAATCTTTTTCTTGCTGCCATATTATTAAAGTTTTTTAAGTAAAAGAGGCCGTACTCAACAAGCACGGCCTCAGTTGAAATTAGTTATTAGTAGCGGCGTCCTCGACCGTATCTACGACGACCATATCTACCAGTGCCAGGTACACCCCGGCGCTCATTGTAGTCTTCATCGTCGTCATCGTCGTCATCGCGGTAACCACCTGTGCCACTGCCATTACCACCGCTGCCACCGTAGCGTTCATCAAACTCTTCTGACTCAAGAATTTCATCTTCGATAAATTCCATGAGCTTCTTTGCGCCTCTATGCACTTTTTCTGCGCATTCATAAAGCTTATCAGCCTGGCGCTCTTTGATTTTAATTATCGTAGGCATATTTTCTACAAAATTACACGTTTAACTTTTCTTTATGGGGCTTCCCAATTGCTCTAACAAAGAGGCCATCATACCTTTCATTTCGGATTGCGACTTGTAAAGTTCTTTCAGCTGTGTTTTTAACTCACTGTTTTCCTTTTCAAGTCTTTGCCTTTCTGCTATTTCAGGATTTAGCACGACCATTATGTTCTTGCAGCTTTCGATAATCTGCCTATGAGCATTGATAACATCATCTGCAATAGCGACTTCGCTATTATGCATATATGCTGCTACTTCTGCATTTACAGCATCTCTGTTACAAGATACAAACAATCCATTACCACAATCCTGAATATCAGTAGAAGGAGTTAGGCCTTCGATAGGCTGAACTTTGTCCCCTATTTTAATGGACAAATCTACGACTTGCTCTTGCTGTTGAGGCATAAAGCTAGCATAAGGCTGTCCTGGAGTTGGAATTGGATATTTCTGCCGTATTTTAGGCTCGGCGATAACCTGTCCTATCTCCAATTTAGGAGAATTATCTTTATGAAAGATATAAACTGTACTGCCAGTTCTTAGATTTTGAAAAGCCATGATTTTTAATTTTTAATTACGTAGTCGCGGTTGTAGCCGCAGCTGTCGGAAATACATACAGAGTTCCATCTTCTGAGTCGTAAATAGCTAAGAATATACCTGCTCTTGCAACATCAGCTACTGTTAAAGGAGCTCCAGTTTCATAGTTGATAGCTGCTTGATTGTTTCCATTCGTAGCAAATACTATTGGCAAAGTTGCTGTCGTTCCTGTAGGAATAGAAGGCAGTTTGAATAGTATCAATCCAACGAAAGGAGCATTAAGAAATCTATGGTTCTGAAAACTAAAGCGTACCTCTGAAGTATTAACTGTTACTGAATTTGCTTGAAGGCGTGGAATACCTTGGCTATTAGCGAGTATGTAAGGGTTAATAGGATATGACATAATAGCCTCCTTTCTTTAATTAACCCCAGCCACCATTATTGCCGCAGTTATAGCCATAGGCATATGGATAGCCACCGAACGCACCGCACGCGCCATAAGCCGCAGGCGATACCTGAAGAGGAATGTTAAAGCCAGTATTGACTTTTACATAATTGTCTCCACAAGGAATTACTTTAGTTTCAGGCAAATGGCACTTAATGCCTGCAATCTCTGTATTAAGAGAATTGATACCGGCATTCAAAGGAGCTACAGCTTGACCAATCATCTGAGCAAAAGCAGCTGACTGTTGTGCATTATTGATGATAACAGCTTGTTCAGCAATTCGGCGGTCGCGCTCAGCAATTTCACGCTGCATTTCGCGCATCTCGGCGGCGCGCTGACCAGCAAGAATTGACTCAGTAGATGCTTGAATAGCTTTTTCAATATTACAAGTCTGGTCACGAGTTGCATAGCCAACATCGGCAAAGCCACGCTCAACACTGCGATTAACGTCATTAAGCTCTCCTTGCAATGCAATAGTCTGGTCCTTGATACCTGTTTTGATATCGCAGCAGCAGTTGCAGATTTGCTGAGTAAGAGCCATATTGCCTTGCTGAATTGAGTTAATAATCTGCTGGCCAGTCATACCAACCTGGTTGCCTACGCTGCATACCTGGCTAGCAACTTGCTGGATAGCAGCTTGTACCTGACCAACAGAACAGTTCAAAGTGCTTGCCAGCTGGCTAATATCAACGCCATTGCGCTGAATTGCGTCCATAAGCATCTGGCGCTCTGTGCTATTATTGTTATTACCAAACAAACCATTGCCATTTCCTCCGAAGATTGCAGCGATGACAATAAGAGCGATAATACCATCCCAGCCATTTCCAAATGAGCCATTTCTGTTTCCACATAAAGCCATTACTGCATTGGCATCAAGACCTTTAGACTGACAGGCAGATGCAAGCATACCTGCGAGGAAGTTATTCCCAGTGCCTCCACTGTCTGGAACAACGATTGTCTTTTCGACATCAAAATTTCCCATAATTTTAGAAATTTTTAATTGTTAAGCATTAAATTAATTATATAAGTGCTTCTTCCGGACGAAGCATTTTTTCTATTTTATAAGCATCAACGCCAGCACAAAGCCTTTCGTGAGCATGAGCCATCCAAAGGCATAGCTTAGGCAGGTGGTCATATTGATGTGATTCTACGAGTTCCAGCATCGTAAACAAACTTTTTTTACTCGGCTGCATCCAGCAACGCGAGAACGCTTTCTTTTACTTTTTCGTCCATAATTGTTTAATTTTTAATTACGGGTACAAAAAATACCTATTTTTTATTATTATGAAATAGTATAAGGATTATTAATTGCATTTTTAACGCAAGTTATAATATCGCTAAAATTATCGTCTGTTACAGGCGTACACAATTGTTCCCTGTAATCTCCCGTTCCTTGAGATATTCTATAGCTACAGTCTGCGATATCAAGATTGTATATTTTCGCCATAAACGACTGGAACAGAGTTGCCGCGATGATATATCTTGTAATACCAAAATTCGCGTGTATGGAATCACGAGTAAAGTCATTCTTGTTCCTCCAGTTCGCCACGTTGTTCATAAACGGATAAGTATCAGAAACGGTAGTCAAATCGGTAATAGTTTCAGCCTCCTGAATAGTTGGGATTGCAGGTGAAGCGGAAGCATAATTTGTAGACTGTCTTAGTTGTGTGACAGTTCTTGCATTCTGAACCGCTGTTCCGGATGGAATGATGAATTTGACATCCGGGCAATTGGATATGCAGTCCTTGTAGTTTTTGGCAATATTACGCCACATACCCAATTGTCTTTCCTTTTGGTTGTTTCCATAGCTTAACCATTTATCGTCATTTGCTCCACTTGGACCGTGTGACTCGGAGATTGTATGATAAATGCTGAACGCCCAAGTCATGTTCATACAGAATACAGGATTACTATAGAGACAGGCTTTTTTACACAAGTCGATCAATTCTTGTACTATGTTCCTTGTTATTTGTCCATCTTCTCCTTTTTCCCAAAAAGAGGATTGGTCCTCATAAGGGGATTGATAAGCCCCGTTTTGCATGATGATGAAGTCCCACGCTTCATCAGCCAACAACCAGTCCATCAAGACTGTGTCATTTGCCGGTGCATGTTCCCCTTCATCCGTTATATCAGAATCAGGCTCGCTGGACCATTTTCCTGTCGTACCGTTATATTGTTCCCATGTCGTTGCCTGATATTTCCATTTATAATACGTAACTCCCTTATTTACTTGAAACCTTTTCAAAAAAACATCTAAAGTGGCTGCTCCAATATAGGCGTTTCCGAGAATAACATCTTTACCAAAAGATGCGCAAATATTACCTACTTCTCTGACTGTATCCACACCGAAGGATGAGCCTATAAATAATATTTTTAAGGTAGTTTTATAATCAGATACAGATATATTCTCAAAATCATCCTGTAATTCCGTTACCGTATTATTTAACGCTTCGATGTCCTGCGTGTTTTGAGCAATGTCCTTTTCATTTTCTGTTATACGAACATCAAACCCTTGTTGTTTATTAGGCACATTATTTATATGGAAATCCGACATATATGTTTCGGCATCTCCCTCCTTGATATAAGTATTTCCAATGTGTAATCCTAAAACAACTGCGCCATTAGGCTTTAATTGTCCTCTGTTTTTTTCAGAACTTGAACCTCCAACTGTCGACATGACTCGGTTACCTGAAGAATCAAAAAATTTAAATACAATTCCGCCAATTATATTTTCTCCGCCTTTGGTTATATAAATCAATGTGTTATCAGGAATATCAGAAACATCAATTCTACCTAATGCACTATTTGTTCCGTTTGGAATGGGATTATCTCCTAATGTCGAACCAACATAAGCGTGATTAGGATAAATTCCCAATTGCGCTCCTGTCGTATAATTAACACTTCCTCCAACCAACGTAATATTTAACGCTTCGATGTCCTGCGTGTTTTGGGCTATGTCCTGCGTGTTTTGGGCAATGTCCTGCATTAATGAATTTATAGGAGTAAATCCAAGAAATGAAAATCCATTTATATTATTAATATTTTCAGTAGTTCCGTGTATATATAATTCTGATGCTTCTGCGGATAATTGAATATATTGTCCCGACTGAACATAACTAAATGATACATCTTGCTTAGACTTATTCCTAAATTTTAATACAAGTCCCATATCAGCAATACGTTTTTTTTGCCCGGTATTGCTATATAATGAAATTATATTATTAGTATTTCCCGATATTGGTATAGGCCCAGAATTTCTCAAATAAGAACTATTATTATTACTTGATAAACCTTCCCCATTACCTGTCCATTGTCCATTTACAAATGTGGAAGTATCAATAACTAATCCTAATAAGTTAGATAACTTCTTATTAGTTATAATACCTGTTTCTATTGATACCCAAGAATCCTCATTTTTTTTTAAAATTAAGCATTCTCCGTTATTCACAATTCCACCGAAATTAGCATAAGTTCCGGCTTCTGTAGCTAAATAAAACACATTGCCATCTGGCACACCAGGATTAGTAGCGGGAGTAGCAATTCCAGCAAATGTAGAATTTTCTCCTACAGAACTTACTATATTATTAAGTACGTTCTGAAGAAGTTGTCCTGTTATTTCTTGGTTTCCATTAGTCTTTATAACTTTAGCAATCGCTGCTTTTAAAGTACTCCAATTTGCCATTTTTACTCTGTTTTATAATCGTTATTGTAATCATTATTAAAATCACCTCCCGCCAATTTAGGCTCATACCCGCCTATATTAGCTATAACAGTATCAGTTTCAAATTCACATTCAACTGCAGCTAAATCTCCTTGGTCTTCCCATTCAGGCTCCATACTAAATGTTGTCAAATCGTAAGTCTGCAGTTTACTTGTAATTTGTTTGCTTTCACATAGCCTTACAATCCTAAGAGCATCACATAGATATTCAGGAGCTACAAATGTAAACTTATAAATCTTTTTGCTTATTTGGCTCTCAATAAATGTATAGCCCATCCGCTCAGTAGCTTCTTCCTCAAAGTCATATTCAGGTTTACCGATTTGTGTATTCAAGTAGCACTTAAATTTGAAATTGTCAGAAAAATCTACTATACCATTTTTAAGCTCAAAGTTATATGAATTGTAATACTCAAGAAGCAGATAATCATCCACTTTGTTAGTTACAGTAAATACGTCAGAGTATATTGTTCCTAAGCCTGATATTGAAATAGCTAGATAATATAAACCTTCATGCTTTATTTCAACTATAGGAAGAGTACCAGGATATTTAAGAAGCTTGAAGCCGGTATATGACTTGATAGTCAGGCCATTTTCTTTCATGCTACGAGTTATACCTATAAATTTCCCAGTATTGAAATTATATAGCCTAACCCAGCCTACAGATGTTCCACTTCTAAGAACTGCTTGAAATGGCAATAACATATTCTTATAGGTTATTAGCGGATAAACCTGGCCATACGCATAATCTTTACGATGATTTTGCAAAGCAAGATTATCGTAAAACGGTAATGGCGATATGTTATTGTTTACTAACTTCATACTACAAATATACTAAAAATTTCCGTGATATGAAAATTTCTTAACAAAGTTTAACCTATAATTTTATTGAGGTGAATATGTTAATTTTACTTTTGCTGTACGAGTATTCATGTTTACAGAATATTCATCTATTTTTCCATTTCCAAAAGAGGTTTTAATAAGTTCCAATTCATCTAAATCTTCTTCTGTAGGAAATTCTATAGTATGCTTCATGCATTTTTTTATATTCCGTACGTATAGGCTATTTATAGAATTAGATTCTATACTATATGCTGGCATATCCCAAAGATAGAAATTCTGCAAGTATATCCATGATGCATACCAATTTTGTACAACTGCTTCATATTCATCTCCATTTTCATCTATAAGGCCATCTACTGTTATTATTGGTAATTCTAAATTTTGGCCATTTTTAACCGGGCATAATAGAACAAATCCGTCTTCTGAAAAGTTTGTTGGATTAAATAACATATAATCCACGTCAGATGAAAATTGCCCAATATTTATTTCTTCTGTTTTATCTTTTTGTATATAGTTAGACTTCACATCAATGGTTACACCTCCAAACAAATCAGTTACATCGTCCATCCACCCAAATTCATATCGCTGATTTAAGTCTGATTTTTCAAATTCTACTTCAGATTGGAAATAAGATGATAACTTCTTATTAAATTGGTCTGTGAGTTTAGTAAAATCGAGTTGATAATTTGACCTACTAGAATAGCTTCCGCCATTCATAAAGAAGTATATATGCTCTATTTTGAATTTATTGTCTTCAATATACCAATAGCATCTAAAACAATCACGTAACATTTTCATAAGCTCTTCAAGTGAAGTTTCAGCTTTCTGAGCAGGCTGGTCATAATCACCTTTTAATATATTAGTTTTTTGGGTAATATATACATAAAATCTTGCTAATCCTAGCGGATTAGTTGTGCCATATAGAAATTGACTATATTCTGCAGTTGGCTCATGTGATAATGTAGGGTCTATTTTCTTGAGAATAGCCTTTATGGCCGCGCCAATAGAATAACTATCTTTTAATACATACTGTTTTCTTAATTTTTCTTCAAAATATTCATAAAAACTATCATATACATACCACAGTGAAGCATTTGCCCATGAATTTTTGCTAATAGGTAAAGGTCTTCCTAAACCTGTACTACTAGGAATAAACCGGTTAGTAAAATACTGTCCGTAATCATTTAGACCATATTTTGTTGGCTCATCTACTGCTCTAGAAGTACAAAAGAATAAACCTCCTTTTAAGCCAATACATTTTTTATAGTTTCTATTATCAGTGACAAAATCATCTGATGGTAAATTATAGGTATTTTTAACACCTTCTGAGTCTTCTACAGTATCTACATCACAAAGTAAGCGCCTATATATTCTATATGTAAACAAATTACTTATAGTACATGAGTTTTTAGCATTTTCCACATCTATTAGTTTAGAGGTATATCTTAAGTGTTTATCATTAGTGTAATCTCGGTCTTCTGAAAACAGCGTTTCATCATCGATATTAACAGCTGTTTCAGATTTATATAGTACTTTATTATCTGAATTTCTTTTTATCATAATAAAGTAGCTTACATCTGTAAATGGTGGTTGAGCATCAGGATTTTTCTCTAAATAGCAAGTATAGCCATTCCAGTTGCTATAATAACCATTAGTTCCGGCATATACGCCATTAACACCTGCTTCGTTAGAATTTCCTATGTAAAATTCATTACCAGATTTTATATAGGAAAAATAGAAGTTATTTATAAGCGCAGCATTGTCATCTATACTTTCATTCACATCATCTTCCCAATAGGTACCACCGAAGAAATTAGTTATAGAATTGGCACCACGGACATAAACTTGCATGAGTGAGCGTTTATGCAAGTTTATTTTTGATATTTCAGGAGCAAGTTTTATAAGGTCATAAGTATTTTCATATTTATTCATGACCTCTGTATAGTTATCTATTGTTGTAGTTTTAAGTTCACATTTCTTTTTATCGTGGTCAAACTTGCAATCAGTTTTATTAAATTCACCTTTATAGTACTCAACCCATTTTTTAGAAGTTCTATTATATTTATCAATAATAAATATGAGTTGGTCCTCAAGACTTGACTGCTTAACAATTTCATAAGCATCGCCAAACAGGTTGATTTTACCATCCATAGAAATACGGAAAAACTCTTGCCCACTTTCTTTTGCGTATTTCTTATTTAAGTCCTTGAAATGTGGCTCTACATTTTCAACAAAGTAGATAAAATTGGTATCTTTCTTTGCTACAAAATTTGTATCGAGTGAAGTAAATCGTACGGCCCAATATTTTGCATTAGAAGGCGGAGTTATAATCTCATTATTTACACTCGCTAAAGTCTTAGAAGATATGAAATTCTGGTTTTTATCATAAAAGAAAATAGCGTTATAATCGTAATAAGATATTAAGTTGAAAAATATCTGTTTGCTGGTCTCTAAACTATTTTTATAAGGTGACGCATATATTCCTGATGATGCGTTATGATAAATATTTCCATTTCTATCTATATCAGTATCTTGTGACAAATATGTAGTACTCAATTTGCCTATATAGAAATTATATTTAGGAGGTACCATATTAGTTCTTTATTATTCGTTTAACATTTTTACGTTGCATAACCACAGTTCCATCAGGCATTGTATAATACCTGATTTCATTCTGTTTTCTAATACTCCGCACATCATTCTCTATTTTAGAGAGGTCAATACTATTATTAGAATTAAGAGAAATACTCAATCCTTCAGAATTAGCAAAGGCATTCAAATACTTATCTTCAAACGTTCCTTTATTGAGGCTATCAACAACATCTGGAAGTATTTTTCTATATTTCCTTGTTCGTTTTTTATTGATAATTGCTAATGCCTCACCGCCTTCTGCTCTCATACGGCGCTTCTTTTTATTCTCTGTGCCCAAGTCAATATCATTGCCTGATGCATGCGAGCCTCCTTCTAAGAACTCAAGACCACCCTCACCATATTCCTCTGATTGACTTGCTGTCACTTGTTTAGCTTTAACTTTCGCAACAGCAAATGAGGTCCACATCGTAGCAATAGCAGCCAATGCAAGGGCTGGGCCGACGATAGGTATTGAAGAGAATGAGCTCCATAAATTAGCAGAAGCAGTAATAAGTGAAGATGCTTGAGTTACAGTATTAAGATTTTCTTGACGCTTTTGGGCAGCAGCAAGCATTTTCTGTTTTTCTTGCTGGTTTTTCTTTTCTTGTTCAAGTTCTTTTTTAGCTGTTGCTACATTGTTAGCATATCCATTATTTCTTGCTTCTACTTCTGCATCGTAAGCACTCTGTGCAGCTTCTACTCTTTTTTCTGCAGCTTCTACAGCTTGTTCTGCTAATTGAACTTCGGCATCCATTATAGACTGAAGTTGTTCAATTACTATATTAACTGCATCTCCAAGAGCATCTATCTGGTCATCGCTAAATCCAAGCTTTTCAAGTAAAGTACCTCCTAAACCTTTTTTGCCAATATTCATTATGAAGTTATCAAGCTCAGATAATTCACGGTCGATGCCTTTAACCGTGGCTTTAGCAGCATCAATCTGAGCTTGACTCCAATCTAATCCACCAGCTTCTGCTAAGCGTATTTGTTCTTGCCATCTAGCTTTTTCTTGTTCAAGCTTAAATCGGGTTATCTCAGTTTCACTGCGCTTAACTTCATTAAATACAGCTTCATCAAGAGCTTGTTGCTCATCGAAGCTTGACATATTAAAACTACCAACAGTAATAGCCTTTTGTTTATCAAAAGATGCATTTATAGCGCTTGTAGGTTGTCTTTTAGCTTCTGGTAACTGAGCATTCTTAAGTAATGCTATTTGTCTTTCTACATCTAATCGCTTTAATGAATTGCTGAGTTCTTCATAAGAACCTTTTTTTGATACTTCACCTTCTAATTCTAACAACTCTAATAGCTGTTCAGCTTTTTGTATTTCTACATCTATGTTGAGCAAATCTAGACTTAGAGTTAAGCCTTTTTGCTTGTTCTTTATAGCATTTTCTATATCATCTAGTGCTTTGATAGCTGTTTCTTTTTGGCTTTCTGTAAGCTTTTTATATTTTTCGTCTTGACCATTCAGTATTTTTTGGATTCTAGAATATTTATCGTTTAAATCAGCTATTTCTTGATTGAATGATGCAAAGGCTTCAGCTCTGCGCTTCTTATTTTCATCCCTCTCAATCTCTGTACGGCTCTTTTGATATGCTTTTTCAGCTGCTAAAGCAAGAGTATTCAATCTATCATCAGCATCTCTCGGTGTGCGTTTTTTATCTTTTTTATGAGATTCTTCTAAGCCAATTTCTTTAAATAGATCATCTGCTTGGTCTTCATAAAATTTCCATACATTAAAATAACTTTCAACTTCTTGCTCAAGAGATTTTGCGTCTTTTTGTAGGCTTTCTACATTTCTCTGCCTTTGCTTTTTTAACCTAGTTTCAAGTGACAAATCAGAATCTGGCCCAGAGATGCCACCCCATAAGGCTTTAAAATAATTCATAGTTTTATCGAAAAAGCCGTATTCACGCACTTTTTCAAGTTCAGCTTTATTTTCTGCAACTAATAGTTTTTGGTATTGCTGGGACACAACATTCAGCGCAGCTTCTGCTTTAGCTCTTGCTTTATATGCGGCCACTACAGATTCAGTATTATCTACAAAAGCATTATTGGCGTCATTTATACTATCAATGGTGATGCCTAATTTACTGAACTCTTTTTCATTATCTTTAATCCACTGTGTTTGTGCTTTTATATTATCCCCTAAATCTTTCCAATTTTCAGATAATCTTCTTAATACTGCTATCTGCTGGCCATAAGACCCTGTAGACCCTTTTCCTAGCTCATCATTTAAGTCCTCTAAAGCATCTTCAAAAGATTTAGCTGCATCTCTACCTGCTAACGTTTTATCAATCCATGCGATAATTTTTTTACCGTACATAGAGAATACAGTAAGCAATACAACCAAAGCGGTATTCCAGCTAAATAGTGATTTTACAACAGACTTTGTTACACTTATTTGCTCTTTTCCTTCAGCAGCCAATAATTCATTCTGCTTTCTTAGTCTGTTAATTTCATCAACTACCATAGGTATATTATTTGATATACCTAAGAAGAATGTATTAAGCGATACAGCTGCAGCAGGTAATTCTCGTACTACTTGAGAAATAGAAATACCTAAGCCATCCCATGTTTTTTGGTAATGGCCTACAGACAATCTATAATTACCTGTTGCTTCTTGCAATTTTATCATTTGCTGATAAATTTCATTTGTTTCAGCTTCAAGCTTTTTACCAGAGTCAGCAGCCTCTCTTTCAGCTGCAGACATCTGATTAAGTCGTATTTTATTTAATGCATATTGAGCTGAAAGTCTATTATAAGAACCTTCTGCAGAATTAGCAATTGTAGCTTGTAATTGAGCAATCTGATTTGCTTCTCGTATTTGAGTTGAATAAAGTTTAAGCTGCTGATTTTCTTCTGACTGAGCATAGGCAAGTTTCTCTTGAGCCTGAGCTAATGGGTCTACTGTAGCTTTCTGCTGTTTTCTAGCAGAAGTAAGCTCAGCAATCTTAGCTTTTAACTCAAGTAATCTTTTACCTTCATCTGACTGTAAATAAGCTAATCTTTGCTCTGCCTTTTCTACTTCAGACAGAGTTTGGATATGAGGCTTCATTTGGTCATCAAGGGCCTTAATCTGATTTTTCAAATTAAGAATATCATTGAGTAGCTGTTGCCCCATTTCGCTATCTGCTCTTTCAGCCGCAGTTAAAGACTTATATAGCTCAACTGTTTGCTTTAGGTCAGACTTAAGACGGTCATAAGAAGATATAGCTTGCTGGATATAACGCTGCTGTTCTACAGTTGCTCTATTAGCATCTGAAGTTTGTGCTTTAAGCCAAGCAATCTGTTTACCTGTATCAGATAAAGCTAATTTAAGCTCATTCTGAGCTCTCTCAAGCCTTGACGTAGATGCTGTTGCTTCATCAATAGCTTTACGTCCTTCACTTGTAGCTCCACTAGCAGATTTAAGAGAATGCACAATCCTATCTGCACCTGCTCTGATAGCATTTACCATTGTCTCGTATGACTGATTGAGCTCGCCAAGTTGCTTGACAAGTTTTTCAATCGAGTCATCCGGCTCAATTATATCACTATATTTTATCTTATCGTCTTCAGCCATAATTATTTCCTTTTATGCCGTTTAACACTCTTGCTTTCTGCTTCTAATTGCTGTTTTATATTATCAACAGCATTATAGAATTGAAGTACTGTCATCTTTTTAGCATCCATGCTTGTTTTTTGAGCTATCAAAAGACAAGTACTTTCAAATTGCTTATCATATTTTATCTCAACAGACTCACTTCCTATATATGATTTTGGAGAATGCATATTAAGCATTATCATATCTATAGTTTCTATCTGTTCAGAGTTATCTGTGTCATTTATCATAGAGTCCAACACAAGAAGTGTTCTTTGCTTTAACTTATCGTATGCATCTTTTTCCTTTGGATTTACAAAATCTCCTGGAAAGTACATTTCAAGTTCGGTGGTTACTTTTTTTTTAAGCCAAGTCAAAAAGTCTATAATCTTTGAATGCTTTATTTCTTTAAGCCTGGCCAATATATTTTTAAGTCCATCATCTGACAAATCATTAACTTCTTCACCGTCTATGCTATGAATAAGAGCTGCAAAAGCTAAGTACCTCGGTGAAATTTCATTGTTCACCATATACATATTTTGCCTCATGTTTTGCAGTTCTTGCAAAGCTTTTTTGGCATTATTACTTTTAATGAATTTGGCAACACGAGTTATATGAGCATCAATATCATCTGCGTCTGAGCCAATTCCAGAGTCTATAAGCAAATACTTATTGTACTTCTGGAAATTTACAATGGGCATTTCATCTATGCTGTCATATACCCGTACGACTTTTTTATTTACTATCAGGTTTTTCATATTAAAATTCGCGTTATAGGGGTTGATATGATAGGAATAAATATAATACTCATCTCGTTAAAGAAAATAGCGAGAATGATAGCGAGAATAAGCGACGTCCAAAAGCTTAAGCAAAAGTCACAATCGAATAATTGAGAAATAAGCTTAGGAGCTCTGGTGATTATCTCATCGCGCACACCGAGTTTTCCAATTAGCAAAATAGCAAATGCTGCTGCTAAGGCTATATATATTAAAGCCGAAAGCATTGTTATAAAATATACCGTTGACATAATTCTCTAGTTGTTAAAGTAAATTCAATTCGTATTCCTGCATAAGGGTACATAAAGAATTGTTTATCAATATCTTGTATACCTTCTCCTTTATAAGTATAGTTATTATAGATTTTCTCTATTGAATAGCCTTTGTATATATTTTCAAAACGCTCATATATATCATTTATAACAAGCTTACCAGTCGTAGTAATAAGACCCGGAGTAGTTAATACTCGCATAATTTCATCTTTTACTTCTTCTGTATGCATAACAGTTTCATCTTCATAAATGCTACTAAGGTCATACCAGAATATAATAGCCCCGCTGAAAGTGTATTGTGGCAATGATTGAACTACTTCAGTAATCTTTTGTGGGTCATAAATATCAAACCATGAAAAATTGCCAAAGTTATCATTCGGTAAAAGTGACACATATTCTCCGTTGCCATTATACATTGCAGGGTATATAAACTTATTACCATCTGGCCTATGTTCTACGAGCTTATATGCTCTACCAAATGCATAATTAAGCCACTTAAGTCTGTTCATAAGTGACTTTTGCATATCCTGTAATATCTTATCAAGCAATACAGGGTCTTCCTTAAATCTTATTTGTACTGAGTTTTCCTTCATTTCCTTATTGCCTGTTTTAATCGTTTAACTAATTCTTTTCTTATATGAGAACGAACTATTCTGGTAAAATTTTTATCCGTTAAGCGAAAAATCTCTTCACCATATTTCTCAATAAGCTCAGGTGTTTTTTCATCACTTGCGGTCACATAAAAACCTTCTGAGTCAAATACTACAAACATAGACTCGTGAAAAGCACCTGTATCTCGTAATGTGACCCTTGTAGTAGGCTGGCCTTTTTTCTTTTTTATTTGTATGGTTTTAGGCTTATACGGCATATAATCCATTATCTTTTCACCTCTACCATTGATACCGCGACGGTATAGCTGGTCATCTGCTATAGCTGATACTATTACGTCTTCTTTGTCACGCACAATATCTTCTAATAGCATAGGCAAGCTATCCTTAAAACTTCGCAACCTATATTCCAGATTGCGGAGTGTCGCGTTATATCGTTTTACAGCCATACTTATACAGTTCTATATTTAATGCCATTGTTTCGGCATGGCAAACATACTCTATCAATTCCAGAAGTACTTAGTTTAATGGCCTTAAAAGCCATATCTAGCTGATAACTTAAACCTGATTTTTTCATAGAAGAAGAGTCACCATCTACCTCATATAATATATCAAGTCGAGAAGCATTGATTGAATGCCTATTTGTTCTTACATTAGAGTTGTATGCAAATTCACGTAACATATCTACGGCTACCTGCTTAGCTATGACATCTTGAAACATCATTCTCTGCTCAACTATAAAGTCTGTAATATCACAGCTTACAGTAACTTCTAAGTTTAATCCGTAGTTATTATCATAGGTATATTGATTGTTTTCAACATCCCACAAATGTAAGCTTTCGTCTTCTATACTTATAAGTTCTTCATTTACAAAAAATGGATGAATTTCAAGATACTTAGACCATGCCATCCAAGCAAGTAATTCTCTACGTGAGCATGAACCGCAAGGCTCTTTTGACCAGTCTTTATTTTTTCTAATAGCTTGACTTCCCTCTGGAAGTTCAGACTGAAAATAGCATAAATACCAACTTCCTCCTGCATCATTATCTTCACTTTGATATGGCAAATAGAGGTCATCGACTGTAAACCATTCAGCGCTATTATCTCGTATCTTATTAAGCTTTATAATCTTTACTGGAGCATCCATACTTGAATGCATAAGATACAAAATATATTCTCCAGCCTTAGTAAACTGAAGGCATATTTTATTTATTTTTGTGGTTACACCTTTTGCTCTTACTGGTACAATTTCAAAGCCAACTAGGTTTTTCTTATTCTTTACAGTATCTACTAATCTGCCTGTTCCATCAAACAAAGTACGACTTTCACATAATGGCTTGTTTGTTCCTTCTACCGTTTTTTCATTGCAGTATCTAGCAATAGCCTTTTGAATGCTTGCTTTTGTTTTGCTCTCAAGCCATTCAGAAAATAAATTGGTTTCAACCCAATACTCAGACTCAATATCGGGCTGTTTTCCTTGTGCTTTTTGAAGCGCTTTATATTGTGTTCCTTGATAATCAACTACATTGCCTTTGCTATATTCCTTTTCAGAACTGTATTCTGGAAAAGTGATATTCTTAAAATCCGGAGCAATACATGACATATTCTGCAAAGTCAGCAAAGGATGAATTTGTTGAAAATATAGGCCACTTTCACTCACGGTTAAAGCATCAGATATTTTTAAGTCTGATGTATCATAATTCTGCTCCCACCCAATAAGATGTAACAGCTTTTCTTGTATATCGTTGGCTCTAACCATAATTCTTAATTTTTAATGAAAAATAGGAGGCCACTATCGCCTAGTGGCTCAGTGTGCCTCCTACCAAAGCTAATAACAACTCAAAGATTTGCTATCGGTTTATCATCCTCCAACTCCTGCAGAGGCCTCCTTAGTGTTAACCGGATTGTCTTCAGAGTTGACAACGACCACAGGCTTAGCATAAACTGCATCTTCGCTAGAAACATTAAATGAAAGAATAGGACTAGGCAAAGTAGCTCTATCGCTGTTATAAGCAGTGATAAACGCTACATCAACTGCAAATCCGTAATGTTCCTTACGAGTACGCGTCATATCAGCGGTAGCAGCTCCTGCAATAGCGCTATAGTCTCCTACAGAGTCGTAGAAGTACGTACCAACAGGCATATTAATAACAGGATAAGTAGCAATACCCCACTCATGACCGTCACCTGAAACAGTTCCAAGCAAGCAATCACGTTCATAACGCAACAGCATTCCAAGCGAACCTGCATTTACGGCATAACCTTGGGCATACTTACCTCCAGCAGCTGCAATGTTGTTTGTCAGGTGAACAACCTTAGTACCGAATTCATTCTGCTTGTTTACGTCATTGTAAAGGCCGTGCTGCTGCAATTTACGCATAATAGACTCAACACCGGGGTCACCTACAATGTGCAACTGGCCATAGAAGTCATTTGCTCCCATCATGACCTCGAGGTCGCCAAATACATTTTCACGCTCTGTCCACTTAGCATTCAATGCATTAGTTGAAAAATCATACAACAGCTTGTTCTTAAGAACCTGAGTTTTATCTGCAGCCAAAATAGCCAAAGCAGCTTCATCAAGTTTCTTTGCTACAGCATATGCATACTTCATCAACTTAGTATCAAAGTCACGCTGAATACCAATTTCATTGTTCATGTACATTGCCGGAGCAATAGTAAAGCCCCATGAATAGGTAGCAAACGTAATGTCAACAAACCGAGAAGTGTTTTCACTATCAGCAATTGTCAAAGAGCGAGTATTACCGATAGTAATATCTGCATCATAGTCAATTACTGGAGTTTGAAGAGTAGTACCGATAGAAGTACGGGCCTTCTCTTTTAACTCAGGGGTTAAAATACCTGTAGGGTCATTCGACTGCACCATAAAAGCATCGAGCGCGCCGTACCTACTTGCACGATACTCATACTTATCCAATCTGGAATTAGCAAGAGTGTTCTGAATACGAGTTAATACTAAGCTCATAATTTTTAGTTTTTAATTTGTTAAACATTTTGCTATATGGTGCATTACCCTTTTACGCCTAATAGCATTTTTTTTAATTTCTCTTCTTTTTAGGATGTGCCTTTTTATCTTATTGGCAAAGTTGCCACGTTGTTTTCGTTTCTTATTTCTGTAAGCTTTTCTCCAAACTCTGAAGAGTCACGAGTTAAGCCGTTTGCAAGAAGATGAGCTTCAATTACTTTGTCTGCTTCAAGCTGAGTTCTTACTCCAGTCAAATCAAGTGTTCCTCCTTGACCGCCTTGTCCCTGAAAGCCTCCTGTACCGCCACCTGTTTGTTTGCGACCTGTATCGATTACATCTTTCAAAGACGTTTCCATAACAAGCTCAGAAATAGTATAAGGATTAAGATTGTTTTTCGGGTTATTAAGGATATTTCCATCAGCTCCTCGAATAACAAGTTTCTTACCTCCTTGACCATCTTCTACAAAATCAGGTGTACCTTTTGCCAAAATTTCAGCTTTTGCTGCATTAAGCAGCGTTTTCTGAATAGGCTCAGTAATACCAGCTTTGAACTTAAGGCCTGTAGTAGCAGCTTGAAAAGCATAATCTACATGTACATCTTTCAGTTGCTTGTTAAATTCAGCTTCTTTTGTTTTGTAGTTATCTTGCTCAGTTTTAAGCTTAGATTGAAGCTGAGTAACTTGGGCTTTAGCGTCTTTAAGTTGCTGAGTAAGCTCCTCATTTCCTGCATTTTTCTCAAGCTTTGTCTGCAACTCGGTTACTTTAACATTAGCTGCATCAAGCTCTGCTTGTACTGTTTTTACAGACTCAGCTTTTGTTTTATATTCGCCAAGTACACGCTTAGCGTAATCATAGCTCTTTTCACCATCTCTCTTTTTTACTCCGGTAACATTGAAAATATCAGTATCGTATTGCCCATGCAAAGCACCAATTTTAGTACCAATTACCGTATTTTCATCATTTTTTGACATTTCAGCAATTGCTGTAAGCTGAGCATCAGAGAGACCAGCTAATGCTGAATTTTGTCGTAGCATCTCAATTGTTAACATAGCTTTGATATTTTAAGTTTTTAATTTTCTTTTGCAACAAAATCTTTTGCCTCTCCGTACGGGTCATGCAATACTTTCATTATAGAATAGCCGAGACCTTTGAAATTCTTTTTGAAAAGTTGCCACTCAGCAAATGTAAATAACTGAGTATATGGCTTGCTTTCTTCTTTTCCTGTCATAGGATTAAAGCGGCGACCTTTTACAATCGACAGATGTACAAGCTTTTCAGTACCAGCTTTTGGCTCATATTCACCATTGCTAGTAGATGAAGTTTTTTCTTCGAGAACATCCTCAATGTCTACAATATAAAGAGCTGTAGCATCAAGGTCTTCTTGCATTGCTTCTGTCCACCTCTTATCTTTGCTTGATTTAAGCTTCTGGAGGCCAGCTTGATGTGCTTTAGCTGCAATATGAGCCTGCTTAAGTGCGTCAACAGTACTATTCTGCAGTTCCTGTAGTGTCATTTTCTGTAACATACTCTAAAAGTTTATTTGTTATTATATCAATTTTTTCTCTTAACGTCTTATTTGAAGCAAACTCAATTATGTTAATGTTCTCACGTTCAAATTTTTCGACTAAAGTACTAAAATTTATTTTAAGCTTTACCAAATTTTCATTTAATAGCCCTTTTTCATACAATTTTAACACTTCATCCAGCGTTTTATGTGGATATGGTTCCAATTGCTTTAAGATGAGCATTCTCTGAAGTACCAAAGGATTGTTGCGATACTCAACTTCAAAAATTTGTTGCGATATAGCATCTAGTTCTGAGTTAGACGCACCATTCTCCTTCGCTTGTTTGTACTTAGAATATAGCTCTGTTACTGTGAAAACGTAAAACTCTGTACCCCAGTTTACAGAAGATGATATGAAAGCACCTCCATACCTGAGTTTGCAAACAGTATCTTCGACAAATTTCTGTGCCAATTCAAAGTTGGTCTTTAAGGCATTGAGAACTGAGGTTTTGCTTTCAAAGTTAGCAGTTACCTGAGTTTCATTGATAGCTTCTTTTTCACTTACAGTACCACCTGAACCAACAACAGAAATTACAATCTCATTTTTAAGCCTTGCGCACTCATTGACATTATAATCAAGTGAGTCTTTATCGATAGTAGTTATCTGAACAGGATTACGCATATCTGCGACACCTTCAGATTGATTTGGTATAGGAACTTCTAAGAATGAACCAGGTCCAGCTATTCGCTTTTCGCTGCAGCAAGGACACTTTTCAAGTGTTCCATCATTGAGAATTTTATACTCGCCTTTTGCATTGCGTAGAAAACCTCCATCGCAGTAATCACCAGTCTCATTATTCTCAAAATTACAATCGGCTTCATACGCACTATATATAGGATAAGGCGCATACAAGTCTAAATGCTGCTTCGAAATAGAGAAGAACAAATACCAATCAAGATTTGACAGCTCTTTTGTAATTGGATTTTTCTTAAGGTCTTTATTTTTCTCATTGAGTTGTGTTGACCAAAAGAACCGAGCTGGGCAATATCCTAAATCGTGCTTTGCCTCTGAAATAAGTGACTGAATTTCATTTTTCTCATTCAGCTGATATACTCTTATAGAAGTATCATCAAATACAGCTATTCGATGTTCCGGCTGTTTGAAAATAAGCCACTCAAACTGATTTTCATCAAGTCTAAAAGTCTGGTAATCAATTACGGCATCAATCTCAAGCCAATAAAAATACGGTTCTGGGCGCAAAGATGTTTGTACTTGAGGAAGGTCTACTACCAAAATACTATTTGGCGATACCTGCATTCTCTTCCATCCGGTTGTCTTCCACACCTCTGGCTCATTGAGGTTATTCTTTTTATACTGAGACCAGTCTTCTGCAAGCTCAGAATCAGTAAACTGATATGAGCTTGATGAGTTACGACTATAGAAAACTCTTTCGAGTTCTCTATAGACGTCCTCAACTACAGCAGGTGTAGGCAACGGAAATTTGAACAGATGAAGGAATATGTTGAATTTATCCTTCGGAAGCAGATGCTTTACCCAATCTAAGAATATGGTAGTAGGTTGGTTAATATCAGATACAGCAATATTCGTCTCAGTATGGAACCTAAGACGACGCTGCATGTTTACAGCTTTCTGAATAGTCTGACGTTTAGTCGGCTTTTGCAGAATTTGCTTTATCTGATTTAATTCTAAGCCCATTTTCTTCGTCGTATAAATAGTTACTATCTTCAGGCAATTCCCATCCGCCATTTATGTTTGTGCCCATATCAAGAAGTCTTTCGGCATGCTGAATGCCAAACTCCTGCCTCATATTGTACTTAGGCACAACCAATGTTACGGTTTGTTCTTTCTTCTTTCTCATCGTTGAATGCTATATTAAACTTTAAAGCTTTACCAACATCCAATTTATAGTCTTTTACTTGCTCTTTGGAAGCTTTCAACTTCTCAATTTTAGAAATTAGTTCCTCATCATTAGCATAGGCCTCAAACTTAGAATTTTTTATACTAAAATCTAAAGTTGATATTCGTTGCGACATTAATTCTTTGCCTATATATACTATAGACTTAACTTGTGGCGGCTGTTTATCACTATTTTTATAGTTTTCAAACTTAGTTCCACCAACAACTTTTAATATATCGCTAACTACAGCGTTGCCTATAGCGAAATCAGAGCTAAAATCGGAGCTGAAGTCTCCTTTCTAAGCAGACACAGAATTAACCCAATCAGTCAACGGGTTAAAGTCCAAAGTTTCACGCTTGATAATGTAGAATTTATCACTCCAATTAGGAACGAAAGACCAACTAATAGCATTGCTATCAGGCTCTTCATATCCGCCAAGTGACTTATCTCCTACAAAGAAACTGTAGATAGGAATAGGCATGTACTTAGTAGGTTCATCCATATCATCTACCAAACAGCCAATGTTACCATTCTCATCAATAAGCCACACACCGATGGTTTCGCATTGATACTGCTTCATCTGCGCAATAACTTTTTGATTTTCCTGATAGATAGTGGCAGAGAACGTTGTCGGCTCACGACCGATTGTAATAGGAATACCTCCAAGTGTCTGGTTACCACCGCCGAATGTACGAGCTGCACCAGGCTCAGTAGTAGGTCCTTGAATGTATGGTGAAACTGTCATCTTAGAACCATCGGCCGCAGCAAACAAAGTAGAAAACGATGCTTTCTTAGTCGGGTCCTCAACAGCATTCAACGTTCCAGGCGTTTTATAAACACGCTGAAATCCAACTTTTTGAACTTGCCCCATACTCTCCTTGCATTCAGCAATTGTAAGGTCAGCAATATGTGCTCCAATAGGGCATCCACAATTTAATCCCATATTATTTATGATTTTTATTGTTAATACTATCGAGCAGCTACCCTTAACTTGCATCGAATTACCTGTACTTTGTTTTGAATTGACTTCTCCACAATGCGAATATACTAAATTATACTGTAAGTTGTACAGCTTTTAACATTTTTTAATAGAGCATTATTTAGAGTCATTCTCGCACTATGTTCATTCAAGGCTTATGATTTAATCATTCATATATAATTAGAAGCCTAGAAATTACGAGAATAATGCGAGAATATGAATTTTTAGTTTCTTAAGTGTATTTTTTTACGTCCACTTTTTCTTGCATGCATTTCATATACTCCTGTTAAGCAATCTGGAGCATCATCATGCTGGTTTCTTTTCTTATTATCTTTACGATACGACATAAGAGCCTTATAAAACTTAGGCCATTTCCTCTCCCAGCCCTCTGGAAACAAAATATCACTTTGAACATTAGCAGAAGCTGTATAAATACGTGCCTTTTTGTTTTCTGTCTGTGTAAATGTTTTAATAGCACACCTGAAATTACGCAAATCAACTCTTAATATGCGCTTTACATTGCGCGAATAGCCACGGCCTCCGTTATTTGACTCGATTAAGGCTTCAACGGTGCCATTTTTGGTCAACATTTCAGCCTGTTTTGGCTCTGTGACCTCCATAGGTGCGTCTGTAAACAAAATATCAGTTATATAGCAGTATTCAGGTGTATTTATAAAGCAAATTGAGCACAAATCATCGGCTCCTGTGTCGGCCGTATCAGTATAATTCCACTTCTGAAGTGCTTTTGTGCCTGTTGGAAGCTCTTCTATCTTATAAGTTCTAAATCCTTCATACATAAGACCTTCTTTTGGTGTTGGGTCCTGCATGTACTGTGTATCGAATACAAGCGGATTTATCTCACGCATCTTATAAAGCTCTTCGAGTGTATGCTTCATTGGCCAAAGTGCATGTTCTTCTCCAGTTTCTGGGTCTACTTGTATAACTGGAAGTGATAAAACAGTCCATTCGTCTGGCTCTATCTCTTGCAAATAGCCACAAAGGTCATGTTCATGTAGCCTTTGCATTATAATAATGATAGGCGTTCTACGCGAGTTAGTACGGTTACGAATTGTGTTCTCAAATCGCATGTTAATACGCTCGCGGACAATATCTGACTCAGCATCTTCTGGCTTAATTGGGTCATCGATTACAATCGCGCCTTGGAAAATGTTTGTTGTAGCTCCTATCATATCAAGCATCTCGTTTGTATGGTCATCGAATGTGAATATATCATTGCCTCCATCCATTTTATCTATTTCTGGGTCGGCATCTACATTTCCAGCACCAAAACCTGTTACTTGGCCTTGAGTTGATACGGCATAAAGCTCTCCTCCTGCTTTGGTTTTCCACCTCTTAGCCGAACCTTTCTCGGATGCAAGAGCTGAATTAGGAAAGAGTGTTTTATATAATTCTTCACTCATTATATTACGTATAGTATCTGAATTGTCATTCACAAGTATATCTGAATAAGACAAATGCAAAAATCTGCATCTCGGGTTTAAGGCGAAGGCCCATGAGATAAATGATTTTATAACAACCTCAGTTTTAGAATAGCGTGGAGCGATATTGATAATCAATCTGGTAATTTTACCATCTACAACATCTTGTAATACTTCGAACATTTTCTTATGGTGCTCTGCTACTATAAATGAGCGTTTATATTGACATTTAAACATTAGTTTAGTATACTTTTCAAATGACGTAAGAGCCTCAAGACGTAACATTTCTACAGGATTTACAGTTCCGGGCTTTGTAGTATCTAATGCTGTTTCTTGCATTTCTTTAAGTGACTTCATTGCCATATCTCTGCTATTTAATTAAAGTATCACGTATAATCAGATACGCTTCTCTGGATACCGGCTGATTTGGTATTATTCCAGTTTGCAGCTGCTGTCCTTCTGGGAGACTTAATTGCATAGGTCCTTTGCCGAATATTCTATCCCATAATTTTTCTATAGTTTCAATGTTACCTAGCTTTTCGTCTTCAATAAGGCGCTTAATTACAGTTTTTATTACAACCGGCACTTTTTTATTAGCCATTAAGGCTTGTAACTGCGAGTGGTTACACGTTAACAAACAAGCCAATAAATTGGCCGTGTCCTGCTTTGTAAGCTGAACACTTAAATTGATATTAAGGCTAGTAAGAAGCTTTGTTATTTCAGGTCTTGATGCTCCTTGTAACTGAAGTGCTGAGCGTATAGCTGATGAATATGAGCCTTTGCCCGAGTCATGGCGTTCTGCTAACTCAGTTGCTTTAAGTGGCTCTACAGTCTGGGCCTCAAGTGCCTCAATAGCCTCAACTCGTTTTTGCTGCTCCACGATACGTTTGGCTTGAAACTCAGTTTGGCCATCTGGTATTTCTTCCACGCCAAGTTCTTCTGCTAATGATTGGCGTTTTTCTTGTTTAGCTTGAAGATTTTTAAGCTTCTGCTTTTCAAGATACTTAATACGAGCCAATTCTTTTGCATCTTGCTTTGCCTTAATACGTGTGGCCTCTTGTTCTACGAGTTTGGATGTGTCCGGATTAGACATTCCAGGAACTATTGGCCTGTTTGGCAATATATCTGCTAATTTCTGTGCTATTTTATCTGTTTTCATATTGATTATTATACTTTTGTTGTTTATCTAATATAGTTTTACTTTTTTCTTCTAGTATTGCATCTTTTTTTATTTGGTTTTGCAACTGCCTATATTCGGTCGCTTTTCTAAGGTCTGGTTCTATTGTTATTATATCATCTGTATTATTAAATCTCCATACAGAGCCGTATGCTATTCTTCGCTGGCCATTACAGCACATATATATAGCGCTCGGATTGATTTTTGTAGATACTGAATTTACATATTCTCTTATAGAATCCCACTTTTTATAGAATTTATATGTATTTTCTGCTATCTTAGTATACTGATACACAGCCCTATGTGGATAACTACGTATAGTGTCTGTTCCTGATTTACGTATTGTGTCTGGTATTTCCCATTTTGCAGCGTATCCTGGTATAATTGCTTTTTCTGCCACACATTTATTTAGACTATTTATTATATTATGCCCGTATGGTGCATAGGCACTATACTCATCTATCAACTCATACATTCTTGAATATACGTTTAACAAGCCATTTGGTAGCGATAAAGCATTAAAAGGAATTTCTTCTGTTGTCACTGTTATGTATTTGCTTTCTACTATGGCTTTTACAAGGTCCGGATTATTTTTGCATAACCATGAGACGTTGTGAAACGCGTTGTATATAAGCCTATCTATTTTATTCTTTACAGAAACGGCATTAGTTTCTCCTGTCCAGCCAACATAGAACTTGTTATCATATTCAAATTCTAGTATAAAATAAGCACTTACAGATTCAATATTAGAACCTTCTTGTAAGTCTACCAAGTACTTGTATTTACCTATTCGTATCATGTGCATATTTTTAATGTTTTTGCAAATATAGTCATAAAGGCTGATAAGTAAAAATTCTCGCAGACTAAAAATTAAAAATTAACATTTTTTATATTAGTGAATAATTAACATATTAATATCATACTTCACAAGTATTTAGGCATGTATCTTAATCAGTGAATAGAAAATTAGGCTTTTGTTTTTCATGTTTCTACTTCACAAAATAAAACTAATTGAAAATCAATAGTTTATTAAATTTAATTAGTGAATAGAAATTAAAGGGCATAGAAACAATCATCTTTAACTCTTCTATGAAGTCTTATACTGTTATATGTGATATATGATAAGCCTATCTATTCACATATCACTATTTCAAATCTATTTTATCTCTCCTACATATTTATTGTTTATATTGTTTATTAAAGCCTAATTTATTGAAAATCAATCAGTTATTGAGAAACTTCCCTTTGATTTTGCATGTTTATTTTGTTTCTTTGAAAATTATTTCTGGGCGTTCGCTTCTTTATTGCGAGAATGTCATTTTGTCAATTCCCTATTAAGTCTAAGGGCCTAGATAGATATTTGCGAGAATGTATGCAAGAATGAGAATTTATGAGCCTCTGGGCCTTGCTCATACTTATATATGATTTGAATCCCAATTTGCGAGAATGATTTGAAGCCAAAAAATTTTTCTGCCTATGGACATGGCTCTATATACTATATATAAGGAACACCCAGGCACAACGGCATGGGCCTAATTTTCACACGTGCTAAACAAATTAAATATAAAAATTTATTTGGTTAAAAAGCATTAAGCCT